CAATCCAAGGGCGGCAACGCTCTAGCTCACTTATGGGACTATGCGCATTCATCCGTGCATCCTTGTAATGTGAAGCGTGGTTGCGGGTGCCGCTGGGCTAAATGATGTCGCCGCAGACGCATCCAGTGATCCGCTTGTGCTATCCACCGCCCACATAACTTGCAATTCATCACCCGCTGCCACGTCAAACTTCGCAGAACGCGAAACAACTACTGTCGCGTCATTCTGGTGCAGTGAATAAATGATTGTGTTGTTGGGTGCGTCTGTACCGTTCAGGCGAGGCCAGAAGTAAAACTTAACCGTGCTAGATGATGACGATGCAATTTGCGCTGAGAACATCACAAGATATTCGCCTGCCTCGCTAAACACGATCTTGCTGTTGTCTGTCGCATCCCGATCAATACCGACATTCCCACTTGGCGCATCATACGTTATTGCGTATGCCGTATCTACCGCAGCCGCTGTTACATCCGTTGTGCGGTAAAACGAGGCATGACCATCTTCCAACACCACCTGAACAAACGCGCCATCTTTGGACACGACAGGATACTTGTTCTCACGATCCCACAGAATAACGCCATCCTCTGCCGCGCTGTCATAATCGCGTCTGTGCGTAAGAAAAGAGCGTGTCCTCATAAGCCACGCACTAAACTTCTCTGCCCATACTTTGAAATCTGGGCCTACTGGGGGTGCGCCGTAGAAACTCATCGTTTACTACCCTGCCGCGCATCTAGTCGCATGACACCCACGCGCCAATCTGCTGCCTCTGCACCCTCAACGCGCATTCTGACCTGACGACCTTGGAAGCGCACAGATGTTGGGTTTGCAGTGTTAAACGGCCCTTTTTCTGTCTCCGCTGCATTCGGGTAGTTGCGCACCTTGAACTTCAAGTCAACATCGCCCTGCGTCTTTTCATCAGGTATGACGTTGGTGACTTTCATCAGGCGCTCACCAGTGCCAATAGCAATTGGGCCTGTCTCTGCGTATGGGGTTGCGCCATCGTAATCAAAGCCAACCTCGTGTTCATACACAACGCCATCTGATTTGACTAAGAACGGTAAGCGGAATACGCCGCGATCTATGCCAGCCGTGCGATCCATGTCGCCAGTAGACCAGATGTTTTCAACGTAATCATATGCAACGTACTTGTCGCATTCGTCGCTATCTTGTGACTGATATACCCACCAGATTTCATTCCACTGGCTATTGACCATTGCCTGCACCTTAGATGCTTGGTCATAGTTGATATTGCTAAAGACTAAATCGGCAACTTCACATGGTATCTCACGCACCTGACCGCCAGAATACAAGAAAAAGCCACGGCGACCCATCCAGATCACGCCTACATCCACAGAGGCATATGCACCAGCCGCAATCAATCCACACGCCGTGCCAACACGCTCAAAGCCGTACACGAACGGTGGGCCTTGGTATGTCATTGTATGCGCATCTTGGTCTGTCAGAATAAGCGACTGACCGCGTGTGCGTACACCCGCAAGGATCGTGCCGTTGGTTTGCAGTTCAATATCACCAGCTTGGTTTGTCGCTGCCGCTGTCCATGTGTTGTAATCTTCCTGATCTGACCACGCCACACGCTTAGAAGATGACTGAGACACGCTGTAATCCGCTGCAAGAGCAACCAAGAAGCGTTCTTCTGTTACAAATGCCGCCGTGCAGCCCGTAGGCGCGTTTGTGACCGCAGTTAGATCGTTGGACGTGTTCAAGTCCCATGAGTAGATAACGCCATCATCAGACGAACAGGCTATAAGCTCCTCGCCCCAGTTATCTAGCGACCATGTAGTTGCGCGTAGAATAGAGCCTAAGTCTGGACGCTGAACGCCCCAACCAAACAAGCCCCAGCCGCCAGAACCCCAGCCAGTGTTCACCGTTGCGTCTACACGACCTGTGGTAAGCCCACTAGGTGTAATGTCTGCCGTGACGGAGCTTTCCAGCATGGCTGTTACAGTGTCATGCGATCCAAATGCAGCGTAACGCTCACCGTCATTGTCTACCCAAGTGTGAACACCGCGAACAACACCACCTGCATCTACTGGGGTATTGTCAGACTGTGCGCGTGGCCTCCATCCGCCGATTGGACGCAAGGCATCCTCATGCCAGCGCACTAGGTTTACGTCACGCCAGCGACCTTGAGATTGATACTCTGTGCCGTTTGCGTACTGCCCCTTGGGGATATTTAGCGGGACTAAAGGCATGGCGCGTCCTTATGGTTTAGTGGGCCAATCTGCTTCTTCTAAAAAGGGCCAGTTTGCATGGCTTGTGATGTCACGCAATGCTTGGCGATATGCTGTCATTTCAGCAGACATTGTAACATCAGATAGAGCATACCAATCTGTTTCTGTAAGAAGCGCGTTTCGTATTGCGCGAACCTCAAACGCAGCATTTTCGGAGGCTTGTTGTACTTCATCGCCAGTTAAATCAACTGCATTGCATGTTATAACCCAAGAGCCATTTTCCAAAACTGGTTCGTTGGAAAAAACTAATTTCTGCGTTGCTTCATTGAAATCAGGTCTCGGCTTTTCTGTCACCTTATACACGCCAAACGAATTTAACATTTCCTCTGAAATTACCTTTGGAAATGAAGTATTTGGGTTTTCAGATTTAAGCTGCATGGCAGAGTATGGGAAAGCCACAACTTGGTTATTTTCTACTTTAACGTACATTTCTGCTTCCTTTACGATATAGTCTTGGCATCGCTAGTAACGCCAGTTGTGTTGTGTGAATACATATTCCCTAAAGTTAAACCTAATTGGGATGGCGTTTTGTAATTTTTAGAACGAGTATTCCAAGCGTTTATTTGCTGGTTTGTAGTAGTAGAGCTTGATGACATTGTGTTGCCGCCCCAATCAAGATTTGCACTTGTTTTGGGAATATATTTAATAGCAGCGTTACTTAGGCCAAGGACAGTTCCAAAATCATAGCTTGTAGAGGTACTTCTACCAGTGCCGTCAGGCGGCAAAACCGAGTAAATTGCGTACTGACCATCAAGACCTAACATCATCAACGGGCTTCCACTTGGAGATAAGCCATTTGTGTTGCCATACATACTTCTTTGGCTGTTGCTTTCGTATATTGCCCCAGCCCAATCAAAGTTTCCGTCTTTATCGCATTTTATTATTAAAGGATTTGTAGCGTTGTTATATGACGGATCAGTATTTCTAGCCATACAAGTAATATACAAGTTATCATCATCATCAACGTGCAAACTTTGCGTTAATGTGTTGGAGTTTGTATGGAAGCCTTTAGACCACACTCTTGTTGGCGTTGTGTTTGTAAAATCTAACTTAAAAACAAATGATCTATAATATCCACCAGCATAATAGTAGCAAAAGCCCATATAAACGTGGTTTGAATTTACTTTAGAGCCAGCAAAAATAATTTTCTGCTTACTTGCTGTGCTGCTATTTTCCCAACGCCAAGATTTTGAGGGGGATGACGCTGGGTTGCTCCCATTAAGTTGCTGAACATACAGATTATCCCCTCGCAATGCTCCGTAGTAGTACGAACCAGAAGCCTCTGTTATCATTGAAGTAGTGACAGTTCCACCAAATTGACTTGTCCAAAAACCGTCATCACAGGTATCTAATGGGTTTGTTGTGGTAGATAGTTTCAAAATTGCTGGATAGTTGCCTGACCTTGTTGCCACAAGCACTGACGGACTAGAACCTGTGCTTATAGGCGCAATAATCTGACCAGCCTCTGCTGCCGTGCTTGCCGCACTATAATCATAATAAAAATAATGATCAGATGACGTGTTACTTTGATCCCAAAGCTGAACCCATATACCATAATTTTGGCTGCTGCTCAGACCCGTGCTTATGTTTATTATTTTACCATCGTCTAACTCTAATAGGTTAAACGATTGACCCTGTACATTTCTATAATAAGGCTGAGTAGTCCCAACATTATCATATTTTAATGATAAACTTTCCGCAAAAGTTCCATCATTGTTAATAAAATGTAAACTGTTTTGCTTCCCTGTGCTAGGTGCAGAAATTGTCGTATGATCAGAAACATCATAGTACGCAGGACTGTCGTTATAATGTTGAGGTATCACATATTGGTTAGATGATGTTTTTATCATCCCATCGTGTGGACAATTATAACTTGCCATATATTTGCCAACATTATGAGCCGCAAAGAAGTATTCGTCACCAGCACCAGCTGCGCTTGCAGCTATTAGCTTCTTCCACCCTGACATTATGCAGAACTCCCAATCCAAACACCGTAAAGCGTTGTGCTAATCTTGAATAAAACCACTGTATCCGCTGCGGTTAGCGTAGGCGCAGCATTGCCGTTACCTGTGATCCAAGTGATCGTAGGCCATATAATTGTGTAAGATGACGCGCTTGTAAGGTGCAGCGACATGCTTTCGCCCGATGACAAACTGTCTGTAAAAGTTGTGTTGGCGCTAATCGTCTTTGTCTGCACCGTGCCGTTATTAGGATCAAGCGCAGTTCCTGTTAAGTTATAGACTGTTTCAATAATTGCATTAGAAAACTTAACATCGCCGTTTGCATCCGCAGTGACCACCTTACTTGCCTGTGAAGTGCCAAGCGTTGTGATGTCGTTGTAATTCAATTCCGCAGTCGTTGCAGTTACACCGTCAAGGATATTTACTTCTGCCGTTGTGACAGTAGCGCCATCCAGAATGTTTAACTCCGCAGCCGTTGCAGTGATGCCAAGAGTAGTCAGCGTTGTTGCGTCAATGATTGCCCTTACGTTTGCCGCCGCACCAGAGCCATCGCAGTAGATGATCCCAGTTGATCCATTGGCTACAGTGACATTGGTTCCAGTGCCTTGCGTGAACGTGCAGTCGTACCCGCTGTTATTGTCCACAAGGTAAAACTTAGAAGCATCGTTTGGGCTTACGGTAATCGTGCAATCCTCTGTTGCGCCAGATAGCACCAGAACCTTGTACATCCCGTCATCCAAGCTGTCGCCTGTGGTTCCGTCTGTTGTGCTTAGAGTGTGCGCCGCCGCAGAAGATGATAAGTCAATCGTACCAACGCCAGATGCTGCACGGTCTAGGATGTCAAAGTTACGGTTTGTAATCTGACCCCATGTATCTGTCTTTTCACCGTCAGCGATCTTTTCAACCGCGTTATTGAGTGTCCAAGTGCTTGCCATATCAAATTCCTTTGCTTATCGGCATCTTACCGCTTTTATGCCGCTGCGTCTATGGATTGGACGCCATACCATGTTGTGCCGCCATCTCTTGTCCAGAAAACGTAAATGTCAGTCTCACCGCTTGCGGGTGCATCTGG